ACGAAGATGACCCAAATAACTTAAAGTATGACGCACCATTAACTAAGGGTGCATTTAATGATATCAAGAAAGCAGCAAAAGACGGTGCTGGCTCTGATAAGATTAAAGAAATTATTAAAGAAGATGAAGCATATCAGAAACTTGGATTCTTAGATAAGCGTAAGGTAGACTTTGGTTTAGCTAAAGCAACTGAACTTGCTGCAGTTGAACCATCAAAAGCTGGTGGTGCAGTATACAACAAGTCTGCAGATAATGCTGGAGCTGCTCAGAAACCTGCAGGTGGTGCTGTTAATACTGTTGTTGCACCAACTACAAACGTTAACAATAACACCACGCAAATAACTAAAATGCCAACTAGAAACACGGATCCTAGTTTAGCAAACTACATAAACTCTAGATACGCTTAATAAAAAAGGGAGCCGAAGCTCCCTTTTCTTTATTGCTCAGCGGCAATTTTCTTAAAGTAAGACATAACGTCTTCATCATCGTCTGCATCAGCAGACTTAGCTTGCGGCGCAGGCTTTGATGCCTTTGGTGTAAACGCTGGCGCAGATGGACGATCTTCTTCTTCTGCCATTTCTGCAGCAGACTTTCCAGAGAACGAATCTCCAGACAAGACTTGATCCAACTTCTTCTTCAGTTCGTCGTAAGGCTTGAAGTTTTTACGATCAAGGAACTCAGACAACTTGTGCTGAGAGTTAACGATATTCAACAAAGCATCTTCATTTTCAGTAATTACTGATGGCTCCATGAATGCTGATTCGTCATAGTTAGCATAACCATCTTTCTTACGCATGCGAAGTTTGAAATTCGCACCTTCCCAAAGATCAAACACGTTCAGAGGCTTTTCATCCTCGAAAGTAGGACGAGCCTTATCCATGATCTTATCAAAGACCTTCTTGCCGAAACGGAACAAGAATACCTTGCCTTCATTCTCTGGATGCTTTGGATCAGACACAACCAAGATGTTTGCAGTAAAGCCCAGCTTGCGCTTTTGCTTACGTACAATTTCTTTGTTTGCTTCAGAACCAGAGTTCCACAGTTTGGTGTTTAGATCGCTAACTGGATCATTCTCACCAAGAGTGGTCAGGGAGTTTTCCAGATACCACTTGCCAGTCGGACCTTGGAATCCGTGGCTAAAGATACGAACCCATGGGAGTTCATCGCCTTCTACTCGTGGGAGGAAACGAATCGTTGCGGTACCATTACCTGCCTTGTCGCCTTCGAGACGCCAGAAACGATTGTCTTGATAAGACTTAGAGTCTTGTTGGGGATTGGCAACCTTTTCGAATGCGCTAGTGATAGCACCGAAATCAGAATTGCGCATTTTGCGTAGTGATTGAATATCCATTTTAGTATTTCCTTGTATTAAATGTATTAACGTGTATTTTTAGTATGTTGAATTTGTATATCATCATGAATCTCGATCTCATCATTGAAGCTATCGTCATCAAAATCATAATCTTCTTCAACATAACTATTTATCGTTCGCATACCACCAGTTTTTTTACCACTGACATGCTTCTTCGGTTTTCCTGAATTACCACCAGAATAGTCATCTGACGGATTCTTTTTATAGGTCTTGCCCATATATTACAACTCTGCGAGTTCCTCTTTAAAAGATTGATAGATTGATTGCACTTTTTGCGAATCATACTTTACAAAACCGCGAGATTTATCAACTCTGCGGATCTCATTTTCCCATAACAATATCATAGAAGAATTACTCTTCCACGTTTCAATAACAGGTTCAAAGTCATCTATGATTCTCAATGTTTCTAACGATATCTGTTTTCCGAGGTACAGTGTAAGTATACTTGGATATTGATTAAAAGTAAAGTTTTTCACAGAACTTTCTTTGAGCTTTTTCTTGTAAGCATCCATAAGGATAGTGCTGCAATCATCAGAGAATATCTTTGTGATTGATTCTTTTCTGCGTGTCCACTCAATAAGGTTTGATTCTGCATCATCTTGCGAATAGACAACAGAGTCACTACCGTAGGCAAAGTTTGCGACGAAGTATTGGATAATGTCTTTGTCAACTGGGTATTTACGAGCCAGCTTTTCGAAAATATATCTATCATTCCTAGCATTAAATGCTTCACGAGTACCTTTAACAGCCCCACGATTTTTAAAAACATCAAAGTTATCCTTGGAGAAATGCAACTTAATTGCAATGTAATATTTGTATGCTTTAAATCCGTCCACTTCTTTTCTTCCTACATTCTTCTTTTACTTGTGGTGGGAAATCAGGAGCAAATTCTGCAATTGAACAATCATATCGAACAGTTCTATTTTCTTGGCTCATAATAACGAAGAATAAAGCACCATACATAATGACGCCCAAAACAATTGGAGCAAATAACCAAAAGTACTTAGACATCTAGTTGTGCCTGTTTAGGTAAGTAATTCATTTCTCGAAAATTCATCTCAATCTTATCTTTAAGAGACTTATTGATCAACTTGGAAACATCAGCAGGTTCAAGATAGTTATCTTTGCAATATTCCAACACAGCATCCATATGATTCAATCTGCGTTCTTGAACTAGCTGCTCAATGTGTAAAGAAAATTCGTTGGATGTTTTAAACATGATTCTTCTTTAGGTAATACTCAGCTGCCTTAATGACTTGTTCCAAGTCAGCATACTCTTTGGTTTTCTTATTGTAAAGTTTCCAGATGTTGGTGTTAGTGACCTTTGGATCCATCTTGTCGGAAAACTTATCCAAAAACATACTGAAGAATTTATCAAGCCGCATTTTATCAACAACAAGTGACTGATATAAACTAACAAGTTTATTGGTGTCACCATAAGTCGATGCATTAACAAGTTCATTATAAGATGTGTGCATTTTATCCTCTTCGCATTGTAGCGATTTCCTTAGCTTCTTGGTTTGAAAAAATTGGTACAGAATTGGACTTGTGCATAGTCCCGATACCCATGAGTTTATCTCCAGTGTAAACAGGAGAAGGTTTTAGAGCAGTACTACCGCCTACAGAATTAAGACTTGGAATCTTAGCTGTTTCACGGATGTAAGGTTTTGGTTGTTTATACTCAGTTGCAGGTGCTACAACTTTCTTGGGTTTATACTTATCAAGCATACGATCCCACTCAGCTTGCAACTCACGCTGCGCTGCTGTTTGTTTACGTTTCTTGGACTTACCTGGAGTAGTAAAGATCATCATAAACTTATTATACCCTAAAAGGGAATAAAAGTCAACATCTAAATTAATGACCCCTACATCAGTAGGGGTATACGTAAGGATTACTTTCTTGCAGCGTAGGCTATGCAAACAGTGTCTTGGCTGTTCGAGTATGCGCAGCGAACAGAAAGAGGATCAATTCCTTTCCCGAGAGCAACCTCAATATTAGCCCTAATTGCTTGCGTCTGATTGTAATTGTAATAGGCAGTGCAACCAATTAACGTCATCACCGTCAAACACAAACAAAGCCAAAACGCGATCATATCTTTTTCCATAATTACCATTCTCCATCATCAATAACAACTCTTGCCCAAAATGGACCAAGAGACAAATAGAACCCATGTGCTTTTGGGTTCAGGTCATCGGGTTGTATCGTAGTAAAACGAACTTCCCAATGGAAAGGGTTAACAACAAACCCAATCCACATTCCAGAATGTTTAAGATAATTCTTTAACATCATCGCATAATCCTAACTTTTTAGCTTCATTAGCGCTTAGCCAAACATCTTGTGGAGGCAAAAGAACTTCTCTGATTTTAGCATCTGTTAATCCAGTACACTTTTTATAATGCGCAATCATTCGCTTTGTGGTTAAATCAAATTCTTTAATCTGTGCAAATAATTCATGTTCCTTACCAAAAGCACCCCATGAGTACTGATGTGAAAGAATAGAAGTATTTGGTGTAAGAATTCGTTGACCCTTATCACCAGAAATAAAGATCATTAATCCAGCAGAAGCAATTTGTCCAAGACCAATAGTTCTAATTGGAATAGCAGATCCACGCATAGTATCAACCAATGCAAACGCAGCATTAAGATCTCCACCTGGAGAACAAATAACTAAGTTAAGCATATCAGGTCGTTGTTCCCCGAAATTACACTCAAAGATCCACTCAACCGCACCCTTACAAGATTCTAACGTAATATCTTCCATCAACAAGAAGAAAGAATGTTTAGAATTCTGATCTTCCTTTAGTTGGAGGTTTAGTTTTTGCATCATTGTCATTACCTTTATAAAATATATGACGTCCAATAACAACAGTCTTATGCAGTTTCCATCCTGGATTTACATAATCTGCATGATAATAAAGAGATCCCTTTGTTATGTCTACTATGTTTTCATAGTTTGAGTAGACATGCAGGGCAACTCTCCTAACTTCTTCATATACTGCGCTGTTTTTATGAGGCACATTCATACAAAACCAAGAAAATTGACAAGTAGAGTTTGTTTTCTGCTTGACAACACCACACACGTCTTTTGGAAATGCTGGATGGTTAACTCTATTTAAGGTCACTAGAGCAACAGCGACTTGGCCACGTTCAGGTTCATAAGCTGATTCATAATATATATTATCCGCAAGACAATCAATTTGTTTCTTGGCAGATGGTGTTAATTCTGAGTAAGCAACATTAAGTAATCTTGGTTCCTTAGAACCAATAGTTTTAGCGGTGTAAAGCATAACGCAAATACTAAACACTGCAACTAAAATTTGAAATAATAGATATTTCTTTTCTTTTTGCATTTATCTCTCCTTTATGAAGTGAGTTATTCCCACTTCTGCTTCAGATAGACTTGCCAATAGTCTGGGGTGTTAAAACTTAAGATATGAGACTCAACTGAGTCTCAAAGTGTGCAGGGTGGTGACTAGTCGGATTATAGGCTCCGACCATGCCTGTATATTATTTAGGCTCTGCCTTCTTTTTTGGCACTGGCTTATTTGCAGAAGGTTCAGCTTTCGTGCAGTCTTTTTGTTTCAGCGGATCGCACTTCTTTTCTACAGGTGCTTTTTTTGCTGGAGGTTTTGCAGGCTCTGCAGCATATGCTATTCCAGCGAAAACCAAAGCCAGTGTTGCTATTAAAAATTTCATGTTTATCTCCTATTGATATTTTATTACTTTGAACAATGTCATTGGATTGTTGGCAAAAATGTCAGTCCAAACTTTTCTCCAATTTCTTATAAACCTCATATCACTCTTGTCTTCTTTACTTATAATAATGTCTGTGGTTGATTCTGTAGTATCAGCAAAAATAGAATCACATCCCCATATATCTATCTGAGCACATCCGATAGTAAGAAGATAGTTTG